CTGCAGGTACTGATCCTCGGCCAACTGCGCCTTTGCTGCGGCTAGCTCGGTCGCCGGGAGTAACCCGCTAGTGCTGGCGGGCAGGCGCAACAGGAACCACTCGCTAGGGAGACGAGTGGCGGTATCGTAAATTTCCCAGAATTGGTTTTTGCCTTTCGGTGTACCGCCGAAAACGCACCAACCCTGCTTGTCTGACAGAGACGCTCTCAACACGTTCCCGAATACGCTCGGCTTAAAGTCACCGTACTCGTCAAGGTACAGCCCCGAAAAGCCAAGGCCGCGCATGGCGTCAGCATTGTCGGCACCGAACAGGCGTATCTGACTGCCGTTGATTAGCGTGATGGTCAGTTCCTGCTCGTTGACGGCTTGGATCAACGGCTGTGCGCCGTCCTTGAAGTACTGCCATGCCACGGCCTTTGCCTGACTGCGGTAGGGGGCGACGTAGCCAAACAACCCGTAAGGCTGCTGGTACATCGCAGCAGCGCGGATCATGTCGTTGACGGCGGCTACCGTCTTGCCTGCGCGGCGGTGTGCGACAAGGCAAGCCCAACGTTTTGTGCGCTCATGGAACGGCATGAACGCCTTGCGTGGGCGGTAGGGCAGGATTATTCGGGAGCCATCCATCCGATCTGTACCTTGACCGGGCCGTTGTTCTCGCCTGTAACCTCTTGTCGCGCCAAGTCAGGCGCTACCTTCTTCAGCAGTATTTCGGCTGCCTTGATCTGCGTAGGCGACATTTCGGCCTTGCCCATAGCGTGTTCGTGGAGCCGCGAGACAAGGTGTGTGGCTTTGATGCGTAACTTCCACTCGTCTCGCAGGGTCGTATGTATTTTCCGTGCTGCCATGTCGTTGTTTTAACACAACATTTAGAAAGATACTATTCGCGTCTCAAAATCTTGACTTTCTTTTCTTCGCCGGGAAACACAACAAAGTTACGGGTGCCGCTGCCGCCTTGTCCTCGGCTGCCTGCGTCTGCGTATTTGATGCCGACAATGCCTGATTGGCGTAACTTTTCAGAGCGGCCCGCCGGGGTTTTTCCACCCCACACCCAATTTGAGTATGCGTTCCCGCCAGTAATTCCCTTTTCTACATTCGCATCAAAGTCTTTAACCACATCAGCGGGAATCATGCTTCTTATGGCTTGATATGCGGCAGGCTGGTCTTTCAGCGGCTTATCGTAGTCCAGCATCCGATCTACCATTTCGTCGGGTAGGTCGGCGGTGTAAAGGTTGCCCTTTGATTGGTTAAATTTGTCAGCGTTTTTTTCTAACCAATCAGCAGCATCTTTTCTGCCAATTTTATTTAATGTTTCTACTTTTTCTTTAATGGTCGCGCCGGTAGACGATTGACTCATCGCGTACTTTGCCAATCCCTCTGGCGACTTTTTGTCAGAAAAGTCTTGTACCCATTGACCATTGAAATACACATTGTCTTTACCTTGCACCGGCACAAATCCACCACCGCCCGTTGCATAGTGTTGAGCGACATTCGGGCTTTCGGCAAAGTAAGTGCCATGCCCATACGCTTGTGCGCCTTCGCCCGTGCCTATTTTGCTAGCGTCAAACTCGCCCAACGGGTTGTTTTCTGTTGGCGGAAAGCGGTGCGGGCTGCCGTGGTAAACGTCAATTTCGCGCATTACGGGGTCAAAGCCCTTTAGCGCACCAATTAACCGTCCTACCGGCACAGCAGATGCAGCGGCCATTGCCATACCGGCCTCGTCATCGGCTCGGCGGGCGCGTTCAAAGTCACGGGCGGCGAGGGCTTGGCCTACGCCGGGGATAAAACTACCGCCCATCTCCAACGCCATGTCTACGGCGTCAGACTCTTTGGGCTGGTCTAGGCTCGTCAGGCGCTTTGCCTTCTCGTCAACGTAAGCAAGTGCCTCCGCAAGGCGTTTGCGGTTCATGCCTTGTTCCTGCTGCTGATGGCTTTAGCCTTGGCTCGGGCGTCCTCCTTGCTGGACGCGCCCCATGCCTTAAGTGCGAGGGCGAGGCGTGTCGGTTCGCCGTTCTTTGCCATCGGCCCCGGCATATTGCCCATCCTTGCGAGGAAAGAGGCTCGGCGTGGGTTGTCGCCTGACTTGACCGGGGGCTTGAGCGTCCCGCCTGTCTCGGCCTTATACGAGGCACGACCCTTGGCGTTCAGCCCGCCTTTCGGGTTCTTGCCCTCGCTGCGTGTCCACGCGGCTGTCATTTGTTTTCTTTCTTGGCCGTCTTGGCGCTCTCACGAAACGCCTTGGCGGTCGGTGCGCCGGGTTCGCCGGGTTTACGCATACGCTCGCCCGAACCGGCCTTGATGCGCTCCTGCTTTGCCAGAATGTTGGCGTAGAGTCCCGGCTTACGGTTCATTTGAAACGCTCCAACTTATACGATAGCGAGGCGATCTCGCCCACAATCTCGTCAATGATGTTCTGTAAGTCGGTGTCTTTCGGCAGGTCGCCTCGGATGCCCTTTACGAACGTCAGTAGGCCATCGGCGTACTTGGCTGCGTTGGTCTGCACCTTAAAGCCATCAGGGTAGTCGGACAACGGGATGATGCCGTAATGGCCCTGATACGCCTCAGCGTACTTGTCGGCCAAGTCCACGATGTTCTCGTAGTAATGGCCGAGCGCCTTATGAGCGGCGTAACTCGCCGTCTGGAGGTGCAGAAAGTGGGTGGCCGTAGCGGAGTGCAACAACACCCCCACGAATTCGGCAGCGTCTTTGTGACTCATTGCGGCGTTAGCCTCAAGTTGGGCAGGATGATTGCAGTCGTAGCATCTCCCACCGCATAACGCTCTGTCAACTCTCGCTCGGGCGGGTACACCAAGATGCGCTGCGACAGGTCTATCTGCATCGCGTTCCACACCCCTTTCTCTATGCCTTCAAAGTCATCCAGCGTGATTACGGTGTCGGGCGTAAAGAGCCGTTCAAGGTGCGGCTTGTCGTCGGGCTGTAGCCGACCGTCTAGGTGCAGCAGGTCAATGTTGCCGTCTAGTTTGGCAAGCATTTCGGTGCTGCTGCTGTGGTACTGCGTGATGGAGGTGGTCAGCGGCAACTTGAAGTTGTGCGTCATGTCGCAGGTGTGTACGTCTGCGCCCTCCCTTGCCAGCACGAACGTAGACTTGCCGATGTAGGTGCCGATCTCGGCCACAACCTTGGGTCGGAAGTGCCGTATAACCGCCCATAAAGCGATCAGGGAGGCGTGGTTGGTGCTGCCGGTACGTCGGAGGGGGTCTAACTTCTCCAAGTCTTCAATAACGTGCCACGGCAAGTCAGGCAGGTCAGCAAAAAGTGTGTCCCATATCGCACGGGATAGACGCTTTCGGTTCACGTTTAGCATATATTCTCCTGATGTTTGTCTTTTTTCACGTTGGCGACGACATCGCCATGCCCACCGCGATGGTGTTTTCCATCCGGCGCCACAACCCTGACGCGATTATTATCCAGGTCACAGACGGCTATACCCCTGTCGTGCCTGGCGTCTCGAGGGCGTTTGTCACCCAGGGCAATCGGCAGTATTTGATGCAATGGCGCACCAATGCGTTCGCCGAGTTGGGCCTGGTCGAGCCGGCGTTCTACATGGACACCGACATGATCGTGCGCCACCCGCTTAACGCCGAGGCGATCCTCGAGGGGGCGGTTGCTATGACCAGGCGCGAATTCAACCGTGATGCCGTCTTTAACCCGCGGCAGCGCGGCCAGGACTTTAGCGAATACACCGGCAAGACCCTTGATGAGATTTACCCCTACGTCGGCTGCTGCACGATTACGGCAGATTGGGGCGTGTGGGCGGATCTGGCCGAGATGTATAACGTCCTGCCGGATAAGTTTCGCGTGTGGTACGGCGACCAGGAAGTGCTGCGGGAGTACGCCAAACGTGTTCCTGTGCAACACCTCCCAGAATCGTACTATGCCTGCTTGCCGGAGTTTCTCGAGCAACACCCTGACCCTGCCATTGTCCATTACAAGGGCGCCCGTAAGGCTTTAATGCTCAACGAAACTGCTCCGGCTTAATCGCGGCCATGTACCGCTCCATTAGCTCGCGCACCGTAGCCTCGGGATCTCGAGCAACGTAAAACTCCCCGCGGGGTTCAAACACTTGCCGGAACCGCTCCTGGCTCGGGCGTAACTTTCCTTTTTCGACTTTGATTTCGACCCAGCACACCCACGGCGTTCCGTCCGGCAGCAGCCTGACGACGAGCCGATCGGGAACGCCGCCGTTTGAGGCGAAGTCTAGGACGTCGAATCCGGCTAGGGACAGCGCCTGGCCAATAACCCCATCGTTCGCGTCTCTCCTGGCTCGGTATCTCATCTCGAGCCTCGTTGATGCAGCGACCCAGCCAGATAATCCACCATGTCCTATTTCCCCGTTTTAATGCCGGCACGTTCACGCAGTCTCTCCACAGCTCGTTCACCCCACAACTGGCGCACCAGGCCAATCACATCTCGATCCGACAGCACAGCAGCCGCGCCAACCTCTCGAATCAGCTCGGCCACTCGGTCTTTATTGACCTCAATGCCTCGAGCAAGTTGGGCGTCGTAGAAGCGTAAACGGTTCAGCGGGGATTGTTGTACGAGTTCATTCCACACCGCGGCATTACGGTGGATGTGATGTTCTAGGTTGTGACTAGGTTTAGGTTCTTCTGATTTAGTTTTAGTCGGAAAATACTGGTGTAAATCACTCATATACATAACCTCTCTATGGTTTAGAACTGATGACTGATGGTGAACTCTGCACGGTTGAGACGGAGTACGCCTAACGTGGATCGTGCAGAGATTAGATGACTGACGGAGCCACCCTGCTGTCGGCTACTTTTCACCGGATTGCTCCGGTTGCCATTTGCGCTTCCCGACGATACGCCGCGCACCCACAGGCTGGCTGCCCCGGTGTGGGTTTAAGGTCATCTTGCGCGTAGTTTCCCCGACCAAGATGCCCGAGTAATTAGGCGTGGTGGGGTGGTTGACAGGACTAGAACAGTCCTTCAGACTTCCATCACGCTTAATCCGCAAATCTAGCGTAAGGCAGCCCCCCTGCCGCGTCAAGCCCCCGCCAACCGGGGGTTTTTCGTTTCTGGCGTCATCTACGGCCTGACAGACGATCTTAATGACCGCTGCCCTCTCCCTTGCCCTACGCCGTGAAGCCCTTGCAGACGCACGGCGCTCGCTTATACGCGACCAATAGTAGGCACGGTGATAGGCGGTGCGGCTCATAACGCCTCTACCGCAGCAATACGCTCACCGATCCAACGCATGACAGGTACAGCCATGCTATTGCCCATTGCCTTGTAACGCGGGCCGTCAGGTGACTCTGTTTTGTTGCGCCAAGGAATGTTGGTGTAACCGTCTGGGAAGCCTTGTAGGCGTTCGCACTCAACGGGTGTGAGGCGGCGCACTTGCATTGTCTGCGCGACCATAGGCGTATTACGACCGCTTGGATTGCTATTTGTGTTGAGAGTGTTGGTTACCTCGCCAACCCGCACCTCTCCCAATTGGTTTTGAGCAAACGCCATTGGTTGAACAATGGTGGCGTGAGCGGCATTGTCACGCGCAAGGGTATGGCATGGATCGCCCGGCTCCCGTGATTGACGGTTCACAGGGGCGGTAATTTGGAAAAAGTCATATGGGATCGGTTGAGCAACTGCCATTGTTTGATTTTTGATTAACGTGCCAGAAAGGTTTTCTGGCTTACCTATGGGGTCAAGAGCTGATTGCCAAGGAAAAGCCATTGGTTGTGCTACGCCATGAACATCAGTTTTTGTTAACGTAAACATTGCCCCAGACGTATCTGCACCCACTCCGTTTGGGCCAGAATTTTCATCACGACCAATAATTGTTGCTTGAATTGCAACAGGCACCATTTTGGCTGAATTACGGTTCATTCCGTCTGTGCCGGGGTCTTTATAGTCTCTGGCGTTAAGCGGGCCACACAGTTCAACGCCTCCCTCAACGTGGGCGGCAGTTCCTTGCCCCTTTTCTCGGCTCGGCGCAGGATGCCCTTGCAGGCTGTGGCGCTCAAATAGAACCGCTGCGGCACGTTGCCAGTTTCCAAGGTATCCGACAACGAACACACGACGGCGGCGCTGGGCCACTCCGAAGTATTGAGCGTCAAGAACCCGGTAGGCGAACCCATACCCGAGTTCTGCCAACATTCCGAGGAAGGTTCCAAAGTCCCGTCCTCCGTTAGACGACAAGACGCCGGGGACGTTCTCCCATACCAGCCACTCGGGGCGATAGCGTTTAGCAATTGCGCCGTAGGTAAGCATGAGGTTGCCACGCGGGTCTGCCAGTCCTTTTCGCAGTCCTGCGACGCTGAAGGATTGGCAAGGGGTTCCTCCCACAAGAAGGTTGATTGGTTCATCAGGCCATGCCTCATATTGGGTCATGTCCCCATAGTTAGGGACGGTGGGGTAATGGTGTTTAAGTACGGCAGACGGGAAAGGCTCTATCTCGCTGTACCACGCGGCTTGCCATCCCAGCGGATGCCACGCCACGGTAGCCGCCTCTACGCCGCTGCACACGCTTCCGTAACGCATTAACGGGGACGGGCAACTTTGCCCGCCTCGTATTGCCAGCGTCTTGCGTCAGGGACTTTGCCTGCCTTGACCCATTGCTGCACCGCTGCTCGGGTAACCCCGAAAGCCTTGGCAACAGCATATTGAGAGCCGTATTGCTTGATCAGTTGTTGCGGTTTCATGGGAGGGGAGGATAGGGGGGTTGACATAGCCTGTCAAGGTAACTATCCTATGCCTCGTTGATTAACAAACCACAGATAGGAGCAATAGATATGCCTCGCAAAGACACATTTCACGCCTTCGGCACCTTCTACGCCCTCAACAACAAGTTTGAGGTGCGCGTGGAGTACACGCAGGACACCGATGGCGGCATCATTTTGGAGGCTGCCGACCTGATCGGCATTTTTTTGGACAACGACAAGGCTGCCGCATCGCTTAACCACGACATCAAGCTAGACATCTGCAACCTTGACGCAGACGCGATCTGGTTGTTTGAAGAAATTGCCACGCAAGATGCCTTGATGAACGGCCCGTGGGATGACGGACGATGAGCCGCTCACCCTGGCCGCAATTTATCGGTCTAATCATTTTGTTTGCACTTGCCGCCATTAACGACCCTTGTGGTGACGGCGGCTGCACCCCACAAGAGGAGCGCGCAGCTCATGCACGATGACGATATGACTTGGTGGCATCACCAAGACCAATTGATGCAAGAACTGGAAGAACAAGAACGCATAGAAGCCTGCAACAAGGCAATAGACGAGCTAAAGGAGAACAACGATGAAAGTATATGAAAAAATTGCGGCGGTTACCGCCGAGCTGTCCAAAATCGGAATCAGCAAAGAAAGCAAAAATCATTCGCAGGGTTATGCTTTCCGCGGTATTGACCAGGTTTATGGTGCGCTGTCGCCGTTGCTGTCAAAGCACGGCCTTTGCATTCTGCCGCGCGTCAAGGATCGGCAAGTTATCGAGCGTCAGAATCGAGCAGGCACGGCGCTGTTCTACGTTACGCTGACTGTAGAGTTTGACTTTGTATCCGCCGAGGATGCCAGCAAGCACACCGTGGTCACAATCGGTGAGGCGATGGACTCGGGCGACAAAGCCAGCAATAAGGCCATGTCTGCGGCTTACAAGTACGCCGCCTTTCAAGCGTTCTGCATTCCGACCGAGGGCGATAATGACGCCGACGCCCAGACGCATGAAGTGGCTGCCAAACCCGCCTTTACGAATGATCCTCGAGGCGATCTAGGCAAAGAATTTGACCCAGCGCGCCGTGACGAGCTTGTGAAGGAGTTTCGCGCGGCGTTTGACCTAGACGCCGAGGAGAAAGACATCGCCCTGGCGGTGCTGGCAGTCCATGAGCGCGTCAATTCTGACCATGACCTGTATATCGCCGTCGCCGACGCCATGACGGCCAAGGAACGGTCTGCCATCAAGAAATACATTCAAATAACCAAGGAGCAAAACCGTGCCTGATTACGATCCGAACCAAAAAGGCGTCCTGTTTAAGAACAACGCCAAGGGTGACAACCCAAAGCGCCCCGACTACCGCGGCTCATGCGTAATCGACAACGTAGATTTCAACATCTCTGCGTGGATCAAGACGAGCCAGAAAAGCGGCGATCGGTACATGAGCTTGAAGTTTGAGCCAAAGGGCGAGGGCAAGCTCTCCCGCGGTGGCGAGCCGCAGCGCCAGGCCACCAAGAAGCCAGAAATCAACGAGGGAAATTGGGATGACTTGGACACCCCTTTCTGACCTGCGGGTGTTTATCGGGTGGGATAGCCGCGAGGACATCGCCTATCAGGTGTGTCGCAAGTCAATCTTGCGTCACGCCTCCATCCCGGTGGACATTCAGCCGATCAAACAGTCAGAGCTTCGGGAACATAACCTTTACTGGCGAGAGTTTGATCCGTTCTCGTCTACCGAGTTTAGTTTCACGCGGTTCCTGACGCCGTACCTCGCCGGATACAACGGGTGGGCCGTTTTCGTTGACTGTGATTTCTTGTTCCGCGGCGACATCGCCGGGGTATTGGATTACGTTGACGGAGCCAAGGCGGCCTTTCTTGTAAAACACGATTATCGGCCTACCGAAACCACGAAGATGGATGGTCAGGTACAAACTGTTTACCCCCGTAAAAACTGGTCGTCGTTTATGTTTATCAACTGCGGGCATGAGCAAGTCAAGGCTCTGACGCCCGAGGTGGTGAACCGTCGATCGGGAATGTATCTGCACCGTTTTGAGTGGCTGTCCGACGATGTGATCGGCGAGCTGCCGATTAGCTGGAACTATCTCGAGGGCTGGCATACCCGCGACCAATGCCCGAACCCGCTCGCCGTGCATTTTACCCGCGGTGGCCCTTGGTTCAAGGATTGGCAGGATGTCGAGTATGGCCGCGAGTGGCTCGAGGCCAGCCGGTGAAGCGGATCTTCCCCAAGGGAACCACAGAGCCGCAGATGGTGGCAGCGGTGGCGCGCATGGTGCAGGGGCTTGACCCTGCCCGTGTGTGGTCGATTGAAGTAACCGAGTGGAAAAAGCCGAAAACCAATCAGCAGTCGCGGTATCTCTTTGGGGTGGTCTATCCCATGATCATGGAGGCGGCGGGCGAGAGCCTGCGAGGTTTCACGCGAGACGATTTACACGACTTTTTCTTGGGTGAGATCTGGGGTTGGGAGACGATAGAAGGGTTTGGCAGGAAGCGTCTGCGGCCCTTAAAACGCACATCCCGCATGACCAAGCAAGAATTCACCGAGTACCTGTACGGCATTGAGAACAAGTGCATTGAGATGGGAATTGGCCCGTTACCCGAGCCGATTCACGTTGAGGATTAACAATGCCCTTTTCCATCATCGTGCCGCGATTTGTTATTGATGAAAGCTGGCGGTTTACCAAGAAAATCAAGATGGGACACCGCAACGATGGGAGCGATGGCAACGCCGAACAGCAGCTTGTTGGGGTTATCGGTCAAAACATGGTCAACCTGGCGCTGTGCAAGCCTCTGATGGAGCATGACACCGGGTTTGATGGTGGCGTGGACTTTGAGGCTTTTGGGATGCGGTTTGACGTTAAGACGATGGGCCGCACTAGCGAGCCAAAACCGAGTTACGTCAATAATCTGTTGCGATCACAGATTAAATTCAACTGTGATGCGTATCTGTTTTTGAGCTTCAACAAAACTAACAGCGAGCTGACGTTCTGCGGGTGGATCACCAAGGAATCGTTCCTATACCGCGCTACGGTGTACCACAAAGACACGGTTCGAGAACGTAGCGATGGCTCGTCGTTCAAGCTAAAAGCCGATACGTTTGAGATTGAGAACCGACAACTTAATCAAGATTTCGCCAACTGGCCGGAATTGGTAGCCAGCTGGCATAACTACGCAACGGAGCTGTTATGACGCTACGCAAACAAGCCAAAGACCGCGGCTGCACAGTTCGCATCCCTGGGGTGTGCAACTTTAATAGCGCCAGCACCGTGCTTGCCCACATACGTCTTGTAGGGGTTAGCGGTATCGGCATGAAATCGCCGGATCTCCTTGGAGCCTGGTGCTGTTCTAGCTGCCATGACGAGGTAGACGGCAGGACGCATAAGAGCGGCATGACACGCGATGAGCTGCGCCTGGCCCATTACGACGGAATGGCGCGAACTATCGTGCAACTAGAGAAAGAGGGGCTGATATGAGCTTTATGGTAGATACGCCGTATGTCACGGCTTACGTCCGAAACGAATTCCTATATGACCAAGAGCAGGGCCACGGCGACTTCACGCTGGCCACCGTCCTAGGCTTCAGAGCCGAGCCAATGCGCGTCCCCATGTTTAGCGTCATGCTTGAGTGTGGTGCTATGTGGGCCAGGATGCCGATACACGCGATCTGCTCCAAGCCCTGCGACCCGTTGCCACTCGACATCTGTGTGTGGTGGGACAGCTTTAGCCGGTTCTGCGAAGTGCGCGAAATGCAGTTCCTGCGTAACCACCGCGTTAAGGCGATCGGGCGAGATGGCGTCCAGCGTCCTGGCGTGTACCAGTTTTCGGTGTTCTGGGCCAACGGTGGATGGTCAGAAATCCCTGATCAAAGTAAAGACCATCACATCATCGCGTTAGATTCCGGTCAATGGATCGCATACCCAAACAATCGCCTGTTGTGGGTAGATCCGTCGCATATTCGAGGGGAAGTTCCTCGAGGCTGGAAGTCACCCTCGAGCAATTACAGCGTGGAGGCTTTGCCATGAGATGGATCATCGACCTATGGCGTAAACTCAAGGCTAACCGTGACCGTGAATGGCGCTCTGTGCCATATCCAAATTGGCGCTGTTCACGCGGAGGGCGGGATATATGGTGAAAGACGATATAAGCCCGCCGGGGGCGTGGAAAGAGGAGATGGAGCGCATCCCTTGGGGGTACGGTCAGAAACAGGGCGACAGGCTTGCTAATGCGTTTGTAGCGATGCGGCGCATGGGGCTACACGATGAAGCCACGCTGCTGGAGTTAGAGATTAAAACGCTGCGTAACGAGATTGAATACTTGTTGAGCCGTTGACGGGTCGTCTAATGGCAGGACACAGGGTTTTGATCCCTGTTATCTAGGTTCGAGTCCTAGCCCGTCAGCCATATACAGCGCGCGCTCATCCTGGCGTCGCTTGACCAGGCCAGGCAGCACCCGCCCGCCTGCCTTTGTCCACTTCATAAACTCGTCGGCGGCTTCTTCAAACTCACCGCGGTTGTGCTTCATGCGAAGCCCAGACCTTTGAAGATTCCCCAGGCCCACGTTGAAAGAGAAGGAAACGAGGCTGTCGAACCGGCCTTGATGATTAACAGCAGAAGGGCAAAGTCGGGCCACGCCGCGCTCAAACCGCGCAAGGTCTTGAGCAAGGATAGCGTCCACCTCGTCCATCGTGAGGCTGCGATCCCAGCCCTCGGGTATCTGTAGATTTCGGCGTTTCTCAAACGGCACCTTGGCGTGGTTGGGGTCTATGACATGGCCGACCCCCACGCTCCAGATTAACGCCGGACATTGGTACGGGCGGGTTCGGACACCCTCATGGCATTTCACAAGTTTAATAAGATCAGGGCTTACTTTCATATCTGCAATTTTCAAAATGCCAGCGGTACATTGCACCATCACCGCCAGTTACCCCACATTTAGGG